TGGATTATCTTTATTAATACTTGAAGTTGCTGCTGCGGCTTTTTCTGCTGCTAGTCTGTTAGCTTTAATTTGATCTGCAATAGCATTTATTGGCGCTAATGCTACTTCGCCAGCAGTTGCAACTCCGGCACTGATTGCTTCACTTATAGCAGTCCCAGCTTCAATAAATGGTGCTGAAGCTGCTTCAGCAACACCAACAACGCCATCTTTTGCAGCAGCAACAGTAGTGCTTAAAAAGTCAGCACTTTTTTGAACAAAGCCGCTAACAGCAGCATCACCTAATCCTAAAAATCTAAATAAATTGTCAGCAGCACCAACTAAATTATTAATTAATTCTAACGCTCCGTCTACGAAACCCTTAATAATATCTTTTGCAATTTGAAATGCACCTGCTGTATTTTCACTAACAAACGTAGTAAATTTGTCATAAGCACCAGTTATTGAATCAATTGCATCTGTGGCTTCTTTACCTAAATAATTGCTTACGTCAGTAACAACAGTTAAAAATCCATTAAAAGCACTAATAACTGTGCTGGTTATTAGTTGTGCAATTGCTTTTAATATTTCAATTAAACTAAAGTTTTCACCTGTGACTCTGTTAATGGCAAATTGAAGTGCTCCAAGGGCTAATCCAACAGGACCCAATATTTTAAAGAAACGTAATAATGGACTTAAGTTTAATACAGCACCAAATCGTTGAAATGCACTTGATACTCCAACTGTTGCGGCTGCTGTTCCTCCTGCTCTTGCTTTTAATAAATCTAAACCATCTTTTAAGTTAGTAACTTCTGTTAATGTTTGTTTTGATATAAAAAAGTTTTTAAATACTTTGCTGGGAAAATTACGTATTTGGCTTCTAATGTTTTTTAAACTAAATCCAAATGTATTTAAGATAGTTAAACTTTTAGCTGTAGCACCACCCACAGCAACTATAGCTGGCGTAACACCACTAACTGCACCAGCAAATTTTAATACAACACCAGTTAAAGCTAATAATGTAGAACTTAAAGCAACTAGTCCAACCACAGCAATAATTTCACCAAACTGTTTGATTGCAAAAGTAACTGCATTAATAGCACCACCCAATACTTCACCAATAATTCTAGCACTTTCTGTTCCACTTGATATAAATGCTGTTAAACTTTGAACTGCATTTGTAAATGCCGCACTAAATCCACCATCACCAATAGCAGTAAAGAAACGTGTAGTTGCATCTGTTAAGTTACTTAAACTTTGGGATATTCCGCCTAGTCCTGCTGTGGCAGCACCAGCAAATTGTCCTTCATTTAATACTTTTAATAATGCTGCGGTTATTTTAGCAGAGCCCTCTGCTGTTTTACCAAACTCACTAAATTCCAAACGACTTATTTTAAGTTCACGTTGTAATGCAACACTTAAACCCGGAATACGTTCAAATACTTGTTCAAGTTCTTCTAGTCCAAGACCACCACTAGTACTTCTTCCTAATAGTCTAATGATTGCTTCAAATGCGCCAACTTTATCAGTTGCAACAGTAGCACCATTTTCAATTGTTTTAAGTAGTTCAGCAATTTGGGTAAAACTTTTTCCGCCAGTAAAACCACTTCCCTGTAATTGAGTTACAGCAGCAACTAAAGTAGTTAATTCTTGTCCGCTGGTTTCTGCCAATGTTTCCAGTTCTTTAAATACAAATGCACCTTTTTCAATATCTTGAAATGTGGCATTAAGTGTTCTTCTTAAATCTTCTGCTCTTGCATTTATTTGAACCAACCCTCGAGCCGCAGTTGTACCAATAACAGTTCCAACAACTGCTCCTAAAGCACTAGCAGCACCAGCTAAAAATCCTCTTGATCTTTGCGCAGCTTTGCCAATACCATCAACTGATCTGGCTGCTGATTGTGAATTTCTAGTAATATTTGTAATGGCTGCACTTCCGCTAGAACCTAATTTTGATATATTATTTGCGGCTGCACTGCTTCTATTTGATAATTTATCAATACTTTTGGCTGCTGAGTTAGCACTAGTTCCAAGTGAACTAGTTCCTTTACTATTTAAATTTTCTCTAATAGAACGGCCTGTTCTTGCAGCCCGTCTAGCTAGATTATCTAAATCACGTTCACCTTGCGTAATATCAATACGTGGTTCAACAAGTGCTAACTCAACCATTTTTCATTTTCCTAACTTGATGTTCAACATATACTTCATCAAGTTGACTTATAGCGCGCATAAAAGGAATAGGTTCAATATCCCAATTACATATGTTATGGTAATTTAACACATCTGTAGTATTTAAACGTTCAATACCCATACCAACTGCCCTAAATGAACTTAAATCTAAAAAGCTCTGTAATAAAAATTTACTTAAACCTTCAAGGGGCGGTAACTCCTCTAACATTCCAGCTTCAATCAATGCACGATCTAAAGCCCTGCCAGACAAGTCCGCCCTTAAATGTTTTTTGCTTCATCTACTGCTTCCTCTAAATTTTTAACAAAGAAGTTTTCAATGTCACCAACTGCATCAAATATTTGTTTAGATATAGTAGGAAACTTTTTACTGCAAAACTTTTCAGCAAGTTCTTTATTAAAAGGAATGGGTTTTCCATCTTTAGTTAAACCTTCCCAATCAAGCAATATATTATTTGCAATAAAGTTTGGTAACATGGCTGTTAAACCTTCTTCTATCCAATCTTCATTTGAAACTTTTCTGCCTATTTTTTTGTTTTTAGAGAAATAGTTTTTACGTTCTTTATCAATTTTTGATTGATATTCGTTTTTAGCAACGTTAGCAATTTTAATTTTAAAATCACCACCTGGTGTTTCAATTGTAACCCAAGTGCCATCACTCAGCTCATCGCTTACTTCATAATTAAATATTTCCATTTCTTAACTCCTTATGCTAGGTAATGTAGCGACACACTTTTACCAGTTAATGGACTAACGTTAGCTTGGAAAGTTGCAGCAACAGTAACAACTTCATCTCTAGCTGGAATAGCATTTGGATGAGCTGTAATAGTTGCATACGGTATTTCTAAACTAAAGTAATTTCCTGCTATGTCTTGTAAAATTGAACCGATCTGTATTTTGGTACCTAGTCTATAAGCTTCAAGTAATGTTCTATTTTTTAATGCAAAAGTAACTGTTCCTGTAACACCCACACTGCCTTCACTAATATCAGCAGCAAATTCACTTCCCAATGCTCTAAAAGGAGTAAGGTTATTGTTGACAGTAATTTCAACGTTTGTAACAAGTAAGTTTGATTGTGGAACGTTATCAACACTTAACCAAAACTTTTTAAAGTTATCGGTTGGATTTAGTTCTACAGTGTTGCTTGCAGGCACAGTTGCAGTCTTTGGATCAGCTGATAAACTTCTTAAAGTTGTACCTGCCATAGTAAATGTTTGTTGCGGAATTTCGCCAACACTTAATTTAAGGGTATATTCGCCAACAGTTAAGTTATTTCCAACAACATAAGTTGAGATGCCTTCATAACCTTGAACAAATGTAAATGCTTTTGGATAAACATCATTGGTTATTCTTGAAAACTTGTTAATAGTTAATGTATCAGCATTAGCACTAACAATTGGTGTAGCTGGATCTAAATAAATTGCAGTAGCAGAACTTTCAGGAGTTAATGCAACTGCATAAACACCATTTAGTTGACTTTCAACTGCGCTGGTAATAGTAAAACGTGTTCCGGGAGACATAACAGGAAAACCTGAACCAACTAGCATGTTTGAACTAACAGCAGCACTAGCGGTTACAAATTCTGCTGATATAGGAGTAGCAACACCAAATAGTGCGCCTTCTAATAAATCTGTTAATTCGCCAACTTGTAAATATGTAGAAAAGCCAGCATTTGTATCTTTAGCAACTGCAATTGGTGCAGTTGTTTGACGATCTGATCTAATAACTTCGCTGTCTGCTAATTCAACTTCAATATTAATACCATCGCTGGGTAATATATTAATAAGTTGCATTGCCGAAACATCTTCAACAAATGGATTTTGGCAAAGTGCTTCTGATTTGTATGCAAGGGAAGTTCTTCCACCTGTAGTAGTTAAACAAGCCATGTTTGGTCTCCTGAATAAATGAATAAATGTAGCTTAAACATATTTATACGCTTACTCATTAAATATAGTAATACTATATTATGGCTTCACGTCTACTCCAACGATAATTTTGTTCTACAATGTAAATGTGCTTGCCCATATCATCTTCACCCACATATACTTCATTGGTGGGATTAACTAATTGTAAACAATTTAAACTGTCAATTTCAATACTGCCTGTGGATATAATTTGACTTGTAATGCTGTCAACTATGCTGCTAACATGATTTGTTCCGCTGCCTTTATGTGCAACTATTTTAACTTCTAATCTAACTGCTTGAAATCTAAATGCACCATTTGTTTGCCATCCAACTGCAAATGGAGTTGTTAATCCAAAATCAACTCTATATACTAGGTATGTTTTACCTTCATCAGGTATTTTACCTCTATTTTCACCAACTCTATAAGTTCCTGGTGCAGTTAAGGGATTTTCAATAATGGATTCTAATGCGTTTTTTACTGCAACTCTACTCATCTTCTTCCTGCCACTAATTGAACAGCGCGCTCAAACCATCTAGCACCCTGTTTGGTTGCACTACCAAAATAAACAAATGGTGCATATGGGGCATCATTTTTAAGTATAAAACCTTTTTCATCTTCAATTAATTGATTTCTAGATACTAAAAATCCACTTTTAATTGGAGTTAATTTGTTGGCTTCTGTTAACACTTCTTCAGCAAATTTTTTAGTAGCATTTCTATTTATTTCTTTTAAATGCTCTGCTAATTGATTAACTTTAATTTTAGCCATTACAATCTTCCGCAATATATGGTGTATTCGGCATCAGCAGTAATATCAACGCCTTTTACTTCCCATCTAATATTATTGTGTATTAAATGACTGTTTGTATCTACATTTACCCCTGCTGAATTAACATAAAAGATAAAGTCTACATCTTTAAATTGAGGTTCGTTTCTATCTTTCTGCTTAACGCTGGCTTTTAATCCTTTAACTACTTGAGGCGCGCTAACTGCTAATACAGGATCAGCTAAAGCACTTGTTTCAATAACACCTGGAGTAAAAATGCTGATAGTATATTCAACACTAGGAAAAACACCCGCAATGCCAGAATGAATAACATTTTTAACTAGATCATTAACATCAATACTCATCTAACACCCTGATATATTTTAAAGCTAGAACCACTAGTATTAAGACTACTAGTTAAACTGCCATATTTCTTTAAGTATTCATTAACACGATTACTAATTTGATACATGTCACCAAACACTTCATTTGTGTCTCTAAAAGTAACACTTAACTCACCCACTTGTGTTGATTTAACAGCAGTAAATGGTTGTGCAGTTTCTCTATTAACACTATTAAGTTCAATACTTGTAATAGCAGCCGCAATCTGCACTGCAAGAGGTATTTCGTTGTTTGGTAAAAGTGTATTACTGTTATTGCATGTAGCATAAATGCCTTCTATTGGCACATTATCACGAGCCCAGTCTAACCCTTGAATTGCAACTGTTTTACTTCCAAGCCAAGTATAAGCATTGTCAATAACGGCTGCGCTTCTAATTAATAAGCTTTGTTGAACATCGGCACTTAAAGCAACCCATGTATCACCTTCGCTTTTACTTGCATATGTATAAATTAAGTCACTAGCCGAGCTAACTGAAATATAGCTATTAGCACTACTGCTGGATATATCTGTGTTAAATGCAATCATAGTTAACTCCTAAAATAATAAAAGAGGAGTTTCCCCCTCTTTTATTTATTACGCATATCAATAAATTAATATTAGTTTTTATGAACGCAAATTACGTATGGGTATTGACGTGCTAGAGGATAAGAATTTTGCCAATTGGTTGTAGTTGCAATTTCATCATTTGTTGGGCTGTTAGCAGCAGGAGTACCTACCCACTTTGTTCCCTTTAAATGCATAAAGTAACGTCTACGTGTAATCAATCTGGATAGTGAGCTTTTACCTTCACGTTCTACTTCGGTCATAACCATACCATTAACGCCATCGGGATGAACATTAACAATAACTGATTCAGGAGCAAATGCAAAAGTTGCATAAGCATTAAAGTTAGCTGTAGCTGAAACAACCCAAGTTGGAGCAACTGCGTCGTCAACTAATAGTGTTAAGCCTCTCCAAACACCAAAAGGTGCACCTTCGCTGGCTCGTTCAAAAGTAATTTCGTTGTTAGCTTCCATAACAGTGTATGTGTCACTGTGAACAACCAAATGTGTAAACTTCAAATATTGGTCGCCCATTATTTTACGTGTTTCTAACCAGTTGTCAACGTTGAAGCCACTATTAACATTGCCAGTAACATCATTAACTAGGAAACTAAAAGCGGAGCTTCTAGCAACACCAGTTAATACTGATTTTAAGTCTGCTGAATAACGATCAACCCAATAAGTATCACGTATAAAGCTTTCAAGTTGTCCTACAGGATCAGCACCTGCGTTGTATTTTGCAATGTCAAAGTCAGCAAAGCTTTTAGCACGTTCACGTATAATAGCAAATTCGCTTGAGCTTGTTATTGGGGTATCTGTTAGATCAGTACCACCCACCATTACTTCATCATCACTTGATGGTTCATTAAAATATCTAACAGTAACGGAGTTTCCACCTTCTGCTAGGTTTGCAAGTTGCATGTTAGCTACTACGGGTGAAGTAACAACACGACGTGCGTTTGGAGTAGGAAGAACAGTATATTCACTGAACTGTTCTGGTATAATTATATTAACTAGGTTTGTACCTGCCATTTTTCAATTCCTTTTAAAAGTTTATGTTTTTTTAGCTTGTGCTTTGAGTTTTTCAGCTAGTGCAGGATCTTTGCGAATTAGTTCATTCTGTTGGGTTCTATTGCCAGTAACAAACGGGTTATTCTCATTAACTACACTATTGTTACTAAAGCTACCACCAGTAAGACCACTTCCAGTTGTTTTATTGCTTTTAAAAGCCACGCTGTAAGCAGCATTTTGTTTAAATTCTTCAACTAAATCGCTAACTTCTGCTAATTCACCATTAGCTCTTTTAACAATATTACCCAAAGAATCCGTTACCACTACTTTTTGAACGCCTTCATGTTCTACAATTTTTACTCTGCTTTTTAAATGCGGTTCTAAAAGTTCAGTATAAGCATTATTTTTATTTAATGCTTCACGAATATGAGTTGTTTTAGTTAATTCCTCGTATTGGTTTCTATATTGGTTTACAGTTGTGTCTTTTGCAGCACGTTCCTGTTCCAATAACCTACGGGTTTCTTCTAATTCAGCTCTTGTTTTTTCTACTTCACTTAAGGGCTCACGCATTTTAGCTTTTGTATTAACCAAGTCCTTTTTAACGTTCTCGTTTTCGTCTGCTAATTTAAGCATTGCATTCAACTTTTCTAACCCACTAGTTAATTGATTAATTAACTCAGGGTCAAATCCCTTGTTATCTTCTTCACTCATTTTGTTTCCTTCGTACCACTCTAGAAAATATAATAGTTTTGTACCACGCCACTATTACTGTTATTTATATAGTATTATTGATTTACATCAATTGGTCTGTTATTTAACCCGCCTGGTAGTTCTCCGGATGTGTTTAATTCACTATCATCATCAAGTATATTACGTCTTTTACTTTCTTTTAAGTAAGTATCTCTGTCAATAATACCTTGCGCATACATATTTGTTACATATTGGAAGTTAGCAGTTTCTGGAACAATACTATCTTCAGTGTTTAAATTAACACCTGTAGTAAATGCGGGTA